ACATCTCAGAGAGAAGGTGGTGATGATGGAGGATACCGCGCGTGCTACCGGCACAGCATACGCAGCTATGCGGGCTGAACTTTCTTGGGTCATGGAGGAGCGTGATTCATGTTGGCGCCTTCTGAAGAAGATACATGGAAATCTTCAGAAGCAAAGCTCCTTGTCTTTGTCCGAACTGGCCGATGAGATTGAAAATACCATTGACCTAATGGACCCACGCTGTGATGACTGAAGAGGAGGAACAGGTGACCAATAAAGCACGGGTAACCCGCGTGGCCCTGATCGACGGTAAAGGCGCGCAGTATGAACAAAATGCTATCCTAGGGCGGCGGCCAGCGCAAGCATCAACGAATATTTTCTAAGCTGCGCAATTCTACACCTCGGCATTTCTTGGGTATTGCCGACTACCTACCGCGAATTCTTTCAAGGATTCACGATCGGCTATGAAGTCTCTATAGTACGCCACAATATGCGTATCGGCGCCTTGCTGACTTTCTGAAACAAAGGACCCAGACGCTAATCTGGGCCCTTTGTGCATAGATGCTGGTTATTAGAATCGCAGCCCAGCAGTCACTCGTCCGTCGTATGTGGCCGACCCCGTCAGCGCTGGGCGGACCTGCTCCACCTCCACACCAACCGCGAAGGGGCCAACCGCGCGGGTCGCCCACAGACCCCAGGTGCGCTTGAAAGGTGAGAAGGCCACACCTGCTGACCACTTGAGCTCGGGCGAGCTGGGCGGCTCACTGGAGCTCACAGGGATGTCAACCCCGCCCACTACCGTCCCGTCGGGAGAGCTGGCGATCACCCGCTGGCTCTGGTCCCCCAGGCGGATCAGTGTCAGGTCCACCCGCAGGTCCGGACACGGGGTCACCAGTGGGAGAGGCAGCGGTAACCCGGCCTCGGGGAGGGAGCCAATGGTTGGGGCCGTCTCCTCGGCGGATGTTCCAGGGACTGGTGCTGACGGGCGGACGATCACCTGGTCTATACGCTCCACCACCGCGCCCGTTGGGATCTGCTGGGCGGGCTTGGCCGTGGGGTCCTGCGCTGGGCGCTTCAGGATCAGGCTCCCGTCGGGCTGGCGCACCTCGGCCGCTGGTTTCTCGGGTGCCTGCTGCTTGGGCTGCCGCAGCCTCCAGCCGAGCCCAGTCCCCAAGACAAACACCATCAGCAGAGTTGCCAGGCCTGCCCAGATCTTCCAGATCCACGTCATACATTACCTCCTTGGTTCGCTTGCGCCCCATCCGAAGTCCCCTTGTTGAACACACCCATAAGCGACTTGATGCCGTAGGCTCCGGTGCCACTTCCGCTCACCGCGACCAGGAGCTTCTCGATGAGCTTCTCCATGTCCTTTACGCCGCACAGGTGCGCGGTCACAGCGGCGAAGAGGCACACACAGACGGTCACGATTCCGGCAACCATGGCGAAGCGGCTGGAACTTCCTTTTCCGGTGGCGTCGTCCTCCAAGATTTCCTGGGCACTGGTCCTGATTGACTTGAGGTCTGCCATGCTATCCCTCCCTCGGGTAGTGGGATGTCGTAGTCCAATTCGCCCAGGTATAGGTCGGGCGAGTAGGGGTCCGGCATCACAGCTCCTTCTTGATTTCCTCAGCGGCCTGGATGGCCTTGTCGCCCAGGTCCTTTGCGTCTCGTTCGATCATGAGCGCATCAGCAGAGGCCAGCGCGCCCCACTTGAAACCACACCAGACACCGGCGGCGAAGAAGATGACGGAAATGACGATGAAGCTCATAATGAAACCTCCTAGGTAGTGACTGTGATGGTGGTGGGGTTGAGCGCGGCAACGGCCACGCGGGCATCGTGGGGGATGACGATGCAGCCCATAGAGCAATTGGCCGGGTCGTCACCGCCAGGTCCGTGGATGTAGAAACCATCTCTACCGAAAGACTCCCCTACGCCCATGGACGTGAGCGAAGCGGAAAGCTGGCCAAGCTCGGCATGGGGCTCCCAAGGGCCTACACGGTACATGTCCCGGGGCAGTGGGCCAACGCAATGCTTGTCCTGCATGGCTGGATTGTTGCGTCCTTGGATCCGGGTGGGATTTTCCTTGGGGCGGTAGTCGTTGCCCGACCAACCTTTTGCCACGAAGGTGCCATCATCCTTGGTGACGAACCCGGTAGACTGAGAAAAATTGAGATTCATCGATGCTCCTTTCTTTGAGCGTCATCGCCCCAGACCTCTCGTTTGAGCGCTTCCATATCATTATTCATGCGTAGTTGCCACTCATGGGAATCGCTGACGGCCTGCTTGATGCTGGCCACTTCGGCGGAAAGCATCTCCACCTTATCGCCCACCCGATTGAGCGCAGAAATCATGGCTGTGGATGCGACGGAGACGATGACCGCCAAAAAACCTACGAGACTAGGTAGCAGATATTCCGTCCAAGACTTTCGTCGGCGGTCAGGAAGGGGGCTGCTGCGAGAAGGGGTCATGTTCTTGGCTCCTAGATTTCGATGGCAGAGATCACAGTGTTGTAGAGTTCCGCACTGATGGAATTAGAAGCCTCAGTGACAGCCAAAGAAAGCCAATACTGTGTGCCTGGGGTTAGCCCTGTGATGATTGAATTACCGGCCAGCTGTACGTCTGATGCGCCACTGGCAGATATGGATGTGGCTGTCACCAGTGTAGAAAGTGCCCCACCAGGAATTGGGGACCCCACAGCAGGAACGCTGCCTGTACCATAGTAAAGCGTGGCGACATAGGTGCCTACTGCGCCAAGTGCCCAGTAACCAGCAAGCCCCACAAGAAGACTTCCAGTAGCGTAGGGCGTGATCACTACGCCAGCTCCTGTCATCACCTGGTTACCAGCGGTCAACAATTGCACAGGAGGATTCAAGAGGCCTGAGCATGCGCTAGCTCTGGACAGCCCGCGTACCTGTGAGTTCACGAGCGAACGAAGCTGATAGCCTACTCCGTGCACATACGTACATGAGTAGATGGACCCTAGACTGAGATCTCCCAGTTGTATGTTCCCGCCATCTGAGCGCACTAATGGATACGCTGCACCACCATTGATGGCAAGCGTCACGGGAGAATTGACATTGTTGTTATTGCAGATGAACGTGAATTCTTGGCCTGCAATGGGAGCAACATAAGGCAACGTCGTGGTAATAGAGAATGCACCCGCAAGATTGGAAGTTGTGTGCGCGTAGTTACCAGCCAACGCATAGGCACCCCCGTACGGAGCCCAGCCACCTGTCAGTACATCAGATGCGATAGCTGGCGCAGTGGTGTTCGTCGTTGTCAGGTTCACCACAGAAGCCATGCTTGAACCATCAGGTCCTGCGAGGATAGCCCCTATGGAATATCCCGCATTGCCAGCGTATCCAGAATCCCAGGTCCACTGTCCGCCAGCGTTCGCCCATACGACAGAGGCGGAGATGGCATTAAAAATGCCATTGAAATCTTGTCCGGACACGGGAGAGCCTCCGCCAGGAAACACCGCCGGAGGAAAGCCGTCGTGGTAGGATGCGAGTGGCGAAGCAGCCGCGATGGGGATATCATTGATATAAGCACCACCAGCTGCGTAGGCGAAGGGCACTTGTAGAATCGTAGGTTGCGGCATATTTAGCCTCCTCTAGGACTGGGTTACTGTAGGTTGTACGCTTGCGAAAGAGCCTTCTCCAAATGTCTGCCAGCCATTATCAAAACCGAAGGTGTACCCGGGAATGTATTGCACGAGAATCGCCTGCACTCCTGCAGGTCTATTGAGCGCGTCAGTATTGCGCAGAAGCGCCGCAATAGCAGGATTCAAAGCTTCTTCAAATACAAAACTAACCGACATGTTGAGGTTGTTCAGCACATAACAGCGAATTGGTGTGCTCGTCGGATTTCCCACACTGTTGGCCGCGCCAAAAAGACTATATATCAACTTGTTCATCGCTGGAATGGAGGAGTTACTAATATTGCTCAATGCCCTAGCCATGATGTAGGCACGAAAAGGAAAATCTTCCAGTGCCAGATCAGGCGCGATATTACGGGTGACCCCGACAACTCTTCCCCATAGATCAAGCCCATAACCCACGGCTGAATTCACATTCCAGATATTGGTGTACCATGTATTCCAGAAAGTGTACGGATTGATCGCTGAGTTAAGGCTGCTGATCCACGCATTGAGCGTTGGAGAACTTGCGTACTGCGCGATAATGGTTTGCTCAAGATTTTCCATGTCTACACCAGCGCAACAGTAACATAGCTGGGCGGTAACAGACTGACGTAGATCCCCTCGCTCTCAGTCTCTGCAATGAGCGTGGTTGTAGGAGATACTGTCAGAGTATCGTTGGTCGTAGTCGTAGTCGTTATGGCAGAGACCGCAAGTGCTACTCCGTCGTTACCTGTATTCATCCAACCAGACATGCTAATGACGCTGCCCACTGAAACACCCAAGGTCACCCAATTGATACCCGTGCCGAGCAGCTGTAACCCAGTGGTTATCTGCAGAGGAGCACCACCCGAGACAATGAGCTCTGTAACAGTAGGATATTGGTTCATCTCCAATGATACCGAAGAAGAGACGGGCGTGCTAGCGAGCCCTATGTACAGAGATATTATCTCCACAAAAGAAGATATTGCGTAGATGGCGGAAAAGAATTGAGAAGCGTAGATAGTTGTCCCAATTGCCTGCACACTGTTCATCGTATTGACCACAGCTTCTTGGGTCAGCGCGACAATATTCGCAGGCAAGCCGCGCACATTGCGCAATGTCACAGCTAGGTAGACAGGTTCTCCAGTAGCCGTCCAATAGGTTACTGGATAGATGGGGTATGGTGCAGAAGGAAGATTGCTGCTATCTGTGATAGTGACTGTGGTGTTTCCATTGTAATCAGCGCCGCCGCTGTTCTTGCTCCAGATGGCTTGCGCAATAGCGGCAGAATTCCCCCCAGCTACCGATACAAGGATTGAGTGCGGGAGTAGCGAAACAGTACCAATGGTTACTGGGGCACTAGTTACGTTCTCACTGGTATAGACAAGAAGTGGCGGCTGCGGCGGAGTAAGGTCCGTTCCCGACGCTAGTACAGCTGCGCGGATAGCCGGAAGAATTCCAATTGCGTTGGCGGATACTGATTGCAGGCGCCGAGCCTCGAATTCCTGCTGTGTTTCTACCGATCGTCCTATAGTGCCCAGCACTGTAGGATCGCCTGTGTTACTGATAGACCCCCATCCTGGAATTGTAGTGGATATTCCATTGAGATATCCGATGCTACATGTGACAGGGCCAGGCGTCAGACAATAGAATTCCCCAGTGCCTGTGCCGCCAGCTCCGATGGTAATGGGAGAGCTATAGGGTGCCCATAGGTTGCCTGCTCCGTCAATCGCTTGTGCTGCAAGAGGAATAATCGTACCGCTTACACCCTGACATAGCACAGGAACTGTAGTACTGGTGGCGGGCAGTCGCGTCATGAAGTAGATATACCCAAGAGCATCTTGCATACGACCCTGGGCGTACAGTGGGTCTGTACCACTAGCAATGGCAAGATCTTGCGCGTAGCAATCAGAGATGATCGCGGTAAGAGAGCTTGCAAGCTGTCCGTGTGGCGTTTCCAGGCTAGTTGTGTTGGTAGTGGAGAGGTTGAGTTGGTTGCCGAAAGCTGCTTGCATATCGGCAATGACCCCAGCTAGAATAAGCGGATCGGGTACAGTCTGAAATCCTAAAGGACCAAAACTGGGCTGAGGGACGTTCGTCGCCATGGTGGCTCCTAGAAGGACACGCCCAGGGCAGCGCCTGTGACGTCGATGATATTGACAGTACCATGCACTACACGCCTGGCGAAGTTAAGTCCGCTGACCTTGGCGCTAACAACATTGGGCACTGATAACGCCGCAGTCTGAAGCAAAGATGCAAGCAATGCTGGTGAATATGTCTGTGACAGTACTTGCGTCAACCAAGGAATCCCTTGCGTCGTATCATAGTAGAGTTCTCCCAGATAAGTGGCGATGGCGCAAGCCACATCTTGTGCAGTCGCTGGCGCACCAGAAAGTGTCGCAATGGCGCCTGTGCTGTCCGCATACAGATCCCAAGAATTATTGAGCGCAAAAGATAGCATGGTGTCTCCGTAGATTGATCATCACCAAATCTCTAACCATTGAAAATTACACACAGCAGTAGCGCCCCCCCCCCGTTATTTCCTTGGGGTCCTACCGCCCCTTGGTTGCCCTGGGAACCATCATTCCCTTGGGCACCCTGGTATCCCTGGTGCCCCTGATTGCCCTGGCTCCCTTGGGATCCTTGTACTCCCTGATTACCCTGGAACCCCTGGTAGCCTTGCGCTCCTGCTAGGCCCTGGTTGCCCCCCTGCCCTTGGGCACCTTGGGCTCCCTGTGCGCCTTGCGATCCCTGATGGCCCTGAGTCCCTTGGAACCCCTGCGTCCCGGCTCCCGACACATAAGGCAGGGATGCCCAGTAGGTTACGCCGTCACCTACCTTGATCTTGTAGGTATCGGTTTCCACCCCCATTTCAGCGATGGCCAGAACGGGGTTGAGGGCGGCCCATTGCTCAGCCGTGTGGTTCCGAAGCTGCAATATGATGTTACCGCTCATGCTCAACTCCCATTACAACTATACGCATTTAGAGGGCCCATGTAAGTCTCGCTTCAGAATCGGAGGATCATCAACACGGGGCCGAATCCATAAGCGGAGGGTTGTGGGCATGCTGGCCTCTAGTTGAGCGCTTCAATTACGCAGACGTAGCTCGTGAACAGGAAGCCGTTGGTGAGGCTGTTGGTGGTCTGCACGTCCACGGTGTACGCCGTCGCGGCAACGATGGTAGCAGCCGCTGCGGTGGTGAATGGAACCACCAGCACGGAACCCGTCGTGGGGTAGATCTTGAGGATACCGGAGGCCATGACGGAAGTCGTGCTCCGTGCGGTGGCGGTGTATTCAAGCTCCCACGGAACCCCGGACATGCTGGCCGTGAGCGTGACCGCCCCGGTGGTTGCCAGGGTGACGGGCGACCCTGCCGTGAGGATGAAGTTGAGAGTCATGGTCCCGGGAGTGGCTAGGGTAGTGAGCACGCCGGACATCTTCACGCGAAGTGTCTTCCCGGCGACGAAGAAATTTCCCGCCAGGGCCTGGGAGCCGACGCCTGAGCCGATCATGGTATTTGCGCCGGTGCCGCTCGGAGTCACGCCATTGGCCGTGGCCGTGAATAGCGTTCCGGACAGCATCGTCTTGCGTTTGCCATAGTAAGCCAGGCTTTCCTGGGTGGTGTCGTACCACGTCTGCCCAGTATTGGAGCCCCCCGAGCTGGCCGCCAGGGTGAGTGAGCCGGTAAGACTCACCGAGGTCCCACTGATCGTCTGGTCGAACGAGTAGGACGCATGCCCCGAGAAGGAGAATGGATTGCTGGCACCCTTCCAGGCGGTGCCACCACCCAACCCACTCCCGTCGTTGTAGAGCGTAGATCCGTCTCCGAACATGAACCCGGTGTTCTGGGCGATGCTCGGATTGGACCCCTGGGAAGCAGCGAACTGGATGATGACCGGGTTCCCGTTGGCCGCCGATCCTGGATCGTTGCCCGTCAGGACCAGGACATAGCCACTGGCCTGGGTGGTGTCCAGAACTGCCTGGGTCACCGTGGTTGCGGTCCCCCAGGTCTGCTTGCCGTATGCGTTGATTGCTCCACCGATTCCGACTCCACCTGAGACGACTAAAGCTCCTGTAGTAGATGAAGAGGAAGGAGTAGTTGAATTGAGCAAGACCTGCATCGTTGATGATGGAGCAGCCCAGACAGGACCGGTAGAGACAGCGCCGATCCTGATGGTGTTGGTAGTGATATCGTTTGCACCGATTCCAGCCCAACCAGCCCCAGGCCAACCGATGAGGAGAGTGGGATAAGCTGTTGTTGTGTTGTTGGGAAGTTGGAGGTAACCGGAACCGGAAGCACCACTTGATCCAACTGAGATATAACCTGTGGCGTTGAGGGCCCCCGTTAGAGTCGTAACACCGGTGACATTTAGAGTGGAGCCTGCGTAGATTGCTCCTCCTATGCCCACACCTCCGTTGACTGTGAAAGCTCCGGTGGTTGTTGAGGTGGAGGCGGTTGATTGGTTGATGCTTAGAAGAGGGTCGATGGTTGAAGTGACTGTGATACCAGTTTCAGAAGTTAGAAGTGAGATGGTCCAACCCGATATCCAAGTAGAAGCAGAAGAAGATTCAAAACCCACTGTAACTTCAGAGACTTCGATTTGAGGGTAAGCATTTGCTGTTGTTAGAGTTCCCAAGAGAATGCAACAGTAGGTTCCATCGTGTCCAAAACGAACTTTAAAGAAGGGACTGACCCCTGCAACTGTGGCAGAAGTGTTAAGCCATTCAGTTCCTGCAACATAGTTATAACCGCCCAGATTAATTTCGTAGTACCCAGTGGAATTAGTATAATCATAACCCTTGATTTTAACTGTTAACATTGTCCCTGTCCAACTGACAGGGAGGGTAATTTTGATTGTGCCTGTTGTTGGATTTACATTATGGCTATAAGTAGCGAGATCTCTGAGGGTAGTGACGACACTACTTGAAAGAGTGGTGGCGGAGGTGTTGCCTGAGACAATATTACCAGCGACAACGTTAATAGAGTTGAATGTGGGGTTGGAAGTCCAAGTAGGTGCTTGCCCCACTGATCCTGTCCCAGTGGATTGGAGGTACATTGGGACAGTTGTTGTGTTTGGATTTAATTCGAGAGTTGTTGAAGGTGCGGATTGATAAGGTATGCTACCAACGACTCCGTTAGAGAGGTTGGTAGCGTACCCTGCTGTAAAACTGGTAGCTGTTCCTGTGAGACCAGTTCCGGGACCTACAAATTCGACACTTGCGGTGATGGTTGTTCCTCCGATTGTGGTGGAGGAAAGAGCATTTGTTGTAAATGTTGAGGCTGTAGACCCTGTCAGATCAGAAACAACTGTGGACATTAGTTAGCTCCCTGAGGGAACGGCGTACTGGATTTCAATGCGGGCAGAACCTGCGGTGGCCGAGTTCGCAGCGTAGGTGGCGATGAGGGCTTCCGTGCTGGCATCAGGGACGAGGTTGGGATTCACCTCGTAGATGCCAACCGTTCCAAGGGCCACCTGGGTGGCGCTCATATACTTTGAAGTGGTGCCCACGACGCCTATTGAGACGGTGGCCCCTGTGCCTCCGGTGAACGCGGTATCCACGTGGATCCGGACCTTCACCACGTTGGCATTGGCCGGGAGGGTTAGCAGGGTGAGCGGAGACGTGGTCCCGAAGACCAGATTGGTGGAGTGCACGCTCATGTTGGCGGTGTAGGGAATGCTGGCGTAGGACCAGTTTCCCGCGCCATCGGTCACGACGACATCGTTGGTCGCGCCCACGCCGGCAGGGAGCGTGATTGTCTGGTCCGCCACCATCCCGGTGGCTGGCCGAGCCAAGGTCATCTTCCAGGACGCTCCGGACTCCGTAGCCCCAGCATTGAGCTGAACCGAGTTGCCATAGACGAAGAGGTTCGAGCAGCTCACGGACCCGTAGATCGTGCCAGCGTTCGAGTTCCAGACCTGAAGATTTCCGGAACCGTCGTCCTTGAGATACATTCCGGTGAGGCTGAACTGCCAGCCGCCTCCGTAAACGCCAGTGAGGTCAGAAAAGTTTACGGTCATGGTAGCCTCCTAGAAATTGATTATGATCTCTCCCGAACCCTGGGAGCATCCAGAGCCGGGAACTAAGGTAAAGAGCAAGTATGCTCCGGAAGAGTACTGCTTGAGAGGGTTGGTCTGGTAAGTTCCTGCTGTTTTTGGTAGGTTCTGGCCCGCAGACATCAAAGAATCGGACACAGAATTGTCCCCTATAGTGATTGATGGAGATGTACCGTTGAATGGTGTGGCTATCCTAAGCTCTACAGAATTCACAATCCCATTGTTAGTGAATGCATACAACGTCTGAGGGGTGGCATCCCCATAGCTGAAGGTATAGACTATTTCGTTTGCGTCTTGCGTCACCGTATTGGAAGAGTCAAGAACGAGAAACTTTTGAATGGCGGACGGAATGTTCACAAGCTTTACGACAAGACCGGGACTGAATACGAAATTATTTAGAGATATCCTCCTACCGAGAGGTACACTCCAAACATCCCCTGCTGTCGTAGACGGAGGTGTGAACGAGAGAACCCCGGTTTGACCGAGCCAGAATGGTGCTCCGTCAGAGCCGCCCAACAAAGTAGGCGTGGAGTAGTCCTGAATGGTTGCCATTGCGGCGGTCACGGTGTCTCCGAACATTCCTGACCCAAGCGCGATGCCGTCCACTCTGGGGGTGCCTGCCTGTACGGAGGTGACGTGCTGTGCCATTCCGGAGATTATCTGGAACGGTTCGTTGGCGGAGAACGTATCACCAAGTACTACCGTTACCGGCCCTGGGGGCGGCGCAATAAATGGAACGGAGGCTAGGGGCCCGCCAGCCGTGACCTGTGCGACTATGGTGCCGGGGCCTCCCATGCCGGACATGTCGTTCCCGGTGCCACCCTTGGAGACATCAACTATGTTTCCTTGCCAGTTGCCGCTTGCGTCGATGGTGAGCACCGGGTCACCGACCGAGAGACCACCCACCGCGTTGACGAGTCCATCAAGGACGATCGTTGGGTTGGTGACCAAATAGGTTCCCACGACCGTTTGGATGTAATTTCCCAGGATATTGCTCGTGCTGTCGCCTTGCACAGTAGACAGCATGCCCGAGACATTCTCTGTGAACCCATTCTTATCTAGCTTCAAATAATTATTTGGCAGAGTCTTTGAATTCCATCCGCCTAGATAGAAACCATCGGCCAATGAAAATCGTCGATCCGAGCTTTGTGGAGCTGCGTTGCCTGCGGCTTTTGCGCCAGAGATATCCCGGTCAGCAAATACAGCCAATCCCACATCACCAACTATGGGATCACAAATAAATGCACTGTTGCCACCTTGTACACGTAGGTAGGGCAGTCCATACAATGTTGTGTGCGGAATCGCAACACCCGCACCATCCACTTGATTGACTAGTGGAAGTACATCTACTGCCCCAACCAGCAGTCCCGCACCTGGATCTACTGCCCGCACCTGTACCAGCGTTGCAACATTTATTCTTGACAGTGCTCGTTGAATGAGAAACTGTAGGCTGTTGAATTCAGTATTGCCGGATGAAAGTTCTTGCTGTCCATAGACAGGAATATCGTTCATGTCGGACTCCCTACGTAAGATGCCTCGCAAGAAGTTTCCCACTTCCCGTTCGGCATAAGCGTCGAGAGTTTGTGCTTGAGTCCGTGTATCCGCCAAGTACCACATGCCACGGGGATTGCTGATTGGATGACCACCAGCCCTCCAAGGATGATACTTGGATTGTAAAGTGTCTCAAACTTCAAGCCCTTTTTGTCAAAGACTGGGTATTCCTTGAGACCTGTAGTTGGGCTGATGAACGGTGCCGTGCCATTTCTTGGCGCGCCGCGTGGGGCGATGAAGAGAACACCATTATCGATTCCAAATTCAATATTGGCTGCTGCCGTAAGATCAGCAGCTTGCTGCCATGCAGAGCCTGTCAGGTACGGATTACTCAGCACCGTGCACACTCCGTTGTTCTGAAAGCTGTAGCCCATTTGCGCCGCAAGACCCGCCATTAACGTGGCTACAGGCACTGAGCCTTTTCGGCTTGTAGGTCCGATTGGTGCGATCGAGCTATAGTATCCTTCGATGGCTTCTACTATGAAGTCCATATTGGGCGGAGATTGGTAGCTGGCCCAGGCGGCACTGATTTCGCCTTCGAATGCTGTAGTGAGTCCGCTAGCGTCTCCCGCAAGGACTTGCACGATGTTCTTATGCACCACCAGAGGCTTGCCTGCCTTAGTTGGCACTGTAGTCAGCTTATTCATGTCACTCTCGAGCATGCCAAAAATTTTTAGCCTACCCTTGTTCTTACTAGGGTGCCCACCTTTCTCAATGTCGCACTCCATGCGAAGACCATCCAGCGTCACCTGGTTGTTCACACCATCGAACGTTCCACTAGTCAGCGTGAAACGAATCTGAAGAATCTTCTGCGTGAAGGAAGAGTTCGTCATAGCGCGTATACTGAAAGTGTGCAGTACTGCGTACCAAGTTGTACGTCGAACTGTTGAGAAGGAATGGCTTGCAAAGGAACTTGTACAGCATCAGCGCCTGTACCATCTGCCGTGTACAGTAGAAGATATCTACCACCTGGGCCTAGCCCCTGGTATTGTGGATCAGTAGTGCCCTGCGTATCTGTGAACATAAGATGTCCCACAAATCCCAAGTAAGGATATGAATCGATAAACTCGTTGTTGATACAAGCTACCCCATACCAGAGAGGTTCACTGTTGAGAAATAGGTCGCAGTATAGGTGCATAGTCAACCTCCAACCCCCGCAGCCTTTGCTGCGTCAGCACCGATAGATCTCCATGGAGGAGCTACGGGAGCTGCTGGGGGCTGCGTCTGTGTCTTACCGTTGACTGATTTAGAGCCCGCACCAGGATTCTTAGGATGGGGGAGACTGACTTTGGCGTATGCTGGTGAAACTTGCGCTATCTGCACAAAGGTCAGCTCCGCCACGAGTAGATTCTTGCCATGTTCTTGCGCACGCGAATAGTCATAATTCTCCAGCGTCACGGAGTAGTAGGTTGCCTCTGGCGTTACGATATCGTAGAGGTTGACCGTGCGCAGCTCTCCCATGAGAGCTAATTCAAAATTCGCAATCTTTTCTGCGCCACCGACAGCAAGTTTGATCTTTGGCTTGTAGGGTTCCACAACTTTGTCATAGCTAGTGAACCCACCTTGCTCAATCGGAAAACTAGCCACCTTGGCTGTGTCTGCAAACTTGAGATCTACAACTGTGTCCACCGTAAATACAGCGTTCATAGTCCCATGGTAAAACACGCCCCAGATCTGCTCGAAAGGGGCCGATACAGGATTCTGCTGCTGGTAAACTACCGCAGGACCAGGTTGCGACCACGGAGCAGGAAGTTCCTGCTGGTGCGCAGTGTCAAGAAGTGCTAAATTGGGCAAGTTGAACGGCATGCGTAGATCAGATGCTGCGCTAGGCGCGATGAATGTTGGCAAGCTGAAGGATCCAATACTGCTCATCACAAACCTCCATCTGCCTGGTCCACAAGGCCACCTTGCTTCTGCAGAGCTCCATGAATATCCCGCGCCACACCGGGCGCGTCTGTCGCCTGCGTTACAATATTGACAGTGCCTACACTTGTAGTCCGTGTATTGGTAATGGCGTTAGTGTTGCTGATGCTGGGTCGTATCGACATGCTCGCATTTGCGATGGGGGTAGGTATCTTGGAGCGTGTGGGCGTGCTCACATTTGCTGCGCTGGGGATAGGTATCTTGGAGCGTGTGGGCGTGCTCACATTTG